GGCTCGCTTCGGACCTGATAAAGGGTAACCAACGGACGTGTTAGGAGGCATCTTGTCTACGAATTTCTTTCCATCTATTCCGCAGACAGTCTCCATCTTAGTCAAAGGGCGTGTGCCATGCCTCAATGCATGATACTCTGACAACAATTTCTCAAAAGGTTCAAGGTAATCTTCACAAGCTCGAGCGAGCAAAGATCCCTCAATACCATGAGATGGCTGACAAGAGTGTTGCAATGAGGCATGCCAAGGATCTCCCTTACGGAATTTGGGAGGTCCCCATTTGTTGGCAACACCACAAACAGCTTCAACATGTTCTGAAATGCAAGAAGTAACTACATCCGAATAGTAGGATACTCTTCCAAGACATGTTCCAAAAACTTCAATGTTTGGGGTCTTACCTTCGAGGATGGGCAGACGTCGTAGTGGGGACTTTTCATGAATCTCGTTTGATGTCATAAACTGAACTCCATACTTCTCCGTTTCCATAGTTCCAGCACTGGCTGAAATTAGGACAGACGGAAGAGCAGAAAGTTTAGCAATGGCGGAATCGATATCATTACGCAAAATAGTGCCACCACAACCCTTAGGGGTACCCTCAATACCACCTAAGTGGAAAGCTGCAAAATATGGTGATTTAGTCTCACTGATAAGAGGTGACATACACATTCCAACACAAGTGTTAAAATTGAGTGTGTAGTAACCACCAGGAAAACTCATAAAACCATTTCTTGCTTCACAATGCTTAATTGCAGTTGGAGACGATTTAATAACACCTAAATCATCTTTCCAAATCAATTCAGCAGCATTGTGCTTTCCAGTGGGCATAACTTGTGGAAAGAAATCACGAAGATCACGCCAAGATCCTCCATTGGCAATCCATACCAACGAAGCATCCATGCCAGGAATGTCAACAGAATGTTTGCGAGAAACATAACTCTTGAAGTTACACCAATCGACTTGCGATCGTGTCTAGTAAAGTCGCATAACATTTCGTCTTTCATCCAAGCATGTTTTGGCATCATCATTATATTAGAACAGATAAAGAAGGCATCTGTTCCATAAAACTTTCCATCTACTGTGGTACCCATAAAAGTAAGGTTTCCTTGAACCATCCTCTTTAAATCAGCATATGTCGTAGTCCTACTCTTGTGAGAGACAGGGACAGGGCTGATATAGAGGTTTGCCCAGTTCATTTCTTCCTTAATTTTATCCGTGATATCATTAGCATCTCTCTCATCAATCTCCTGTTGAGTGGGATGCATCATACCTTGGGCACCAAACACCGATTTAGCGGATTTATAACTACGACTCATCAAATAAGCTGTCGCCAATAAAGCACTTCCCGCAAGAACGTACTTGATCTTGGTAGACATCTCAATACGATGAAGTCGTTCCCCTAGTGTTGTATCTCTAACAGTCTGTATTAGCAGATTATACTCAACCATCCATAAATATGCATAGACAAGACAGAATACTGCACAAACATAAAATACAGATACAAGTTGTGCTGGTAGAAAAGCACCAACAACAACACCACAGGAAACGGCAGTTAGAAATCCAACATAGACAGCATAGTCTGGAAAATATCCATACCAATAAGCATAAAAGTTGCGAATGTACCAGTTATCGAAAAATCGTGCTGGTGTCCAGTTCGCAATAGGCTGCAAAATGGGATGGGAAAAGTGTTCCAAACGTGCAAGCATGTGATCCCAGGTATAATTATTAGAATATGCATTAACAAATTCCGTAATCTTGCCTCGGATATATTCACCTGCTTGATTGTCATACATCGGTGTGCCCGGAATCAAATCTCGTGTAGACTTGATTGCATTCTTCTTGAAGCGAGCAGCAGCTTTTGCAACGGAAGCCTGAGGAGAATCCACGTATGTGACAACATGGTCCTCTTCTTCACACATGCAAATGGATTTGTGAGATTTACATCCTGAACAGAATGCCATCTTCTTATCCAAATTGCTGTTGTTCGAGACAATTCGTTTTTGCTCCTCGAAATGTCTCTTGGAATCGGCATTTACAAATTTCATCACTGTAAAAATGTCGACATCCTTCATATGAATGCCATTCCAAACAAGTGTCTTCCATCCTATGTCGTCATGCTTTCCCTTAGTTTTGCTAACAATGGGATAAGCCTTCTCGACATGGAAATGCCACAAGTCTGGAACGTCCGGGATAGAGTCCTTGCCGTAATAATCCTCAACCAAACGAGTACAAAGCATGTTGTTCTCGGCAAATTGGGGTTTCACGGTCGCGGTCAAAATAATGTTTGCACGTCTTGCGATAGATACTGGTTCATTTGAATAGGTATGAGCACAGAAATCTTTGACATTCGTAGTGCAGACGACAACTTTAGGCTGGATTGAAACTTTACCCTTGAGTTCAGCTTCAGCCATATTAGCATACATCTTAACATTATTGACCAATTCCAGAATCCGTACAGTAGGAGCAGTTTCCACGAAGTCGGCTTTTGTGTTGCCAACATCGTCCAAGAAAACTCCCATGATTGATGATTTGTAGTTCGACATGTACTTGTCATGTTCATTTAACACAATCATAGATTCATCATCTGCACGGAATCCGTTGTAGACCAAACTTCCTACCATTAGTAAAGGACCAATAGTTGATTTACCTACACTCGACTTCCCATAAATACCAATACAGTATGGTTTCTCACGAATACCTCCTGATTGTCGATATTGACGGAATGTCCCTTGCAAATCTTGAAGTTTGATCATTCTATCCTGCAATTGCTTCTTAATCAAAGAACTTTTTACTGTCTTCGTAAGACGCTTACCAAGATCGATAGTGTCTTCAAAGAGCTTCTCCAAATCGTTCTCATCAATAGACAACATTGCAAGATTTCCAGGGCGAGCATAATCAGCGTATTTTCGACATTTTAGATAGTCATTGTCAAATTTACGCATATCATGTTCACCATACAACAAAGGTCTCAGTGATCCAGTGCGAAAGCTCTCATATCCTCCCTCAACAAAATATGTTACGGTGGACAAAGAAGCATCGGCTAAATCAAAGGCACTCACATGTTTTGGAACTGTGAGTTCTGAGAAAAGTTTTAGACCAGCAACATCAGTGTTAATGGACGTAGCACTGAGCATCCCCGCTCCTATTAGCAAGGATAATAGCTTCGAAATCTTTTCAAAACCTTCGTTGTTTACGGCAAGTTTCCAGTTGCTGTTGATGAGTTTTAATGTTTTAAGCCATGAGGCTTCTTCACCTAACACATCAGGATCTTTTGTGGGTTCATCATCTTTCTTTTCACCAGCTTGAATCTTATACAATTCGACTTTGTCGATCGCAAAGATATCTTGTATGCATTGCACTACAATCGAGCTTAATGATGAATCAAAATGTGAACCAACATAGGATAAAACAGCAGCTAGAACGCCGCGCCACGATTTACTGTCTTGGACTGAAACTAGCAAGAGAAGAAGGGATTCTACCTCCTTCTTAATGCGCTCTTCATTTCCAATAACAGCGTTCGTGACTTCGCGCTTCACGTAATTTGCCGCCATTCTGGTCAAACCTTGCGGTTTATAGCGGTCATACTTCGCCTTTCTTCGTTTCTTAATTAATCTACGACGAGATTTCATTTCACGCTTCCGAAGTTGGCGAAGCTTACGTGCTTCTCGAATAAGAGCTGTTGAATCTTCAACATACATGTGGCGATAACCAATAAATAGCATCCACAAGTACGATATCATAATCAAAAACTCGTATCGAAAAACTGAAGCTCTGAATGGATCCCAACCATCATCAAACCAGTACAGTAGGCCCATCGCTAGGATTGGGGGTACAAAACTGGTCATCAAATAATTGAAACCTGCGTGAATTAAGCTGTATAATGCATAATAGGAAATCATACAACAGCTTCTTCCAATTCTCAATAGCTCAAGCAAAAGAGCGAGCAAGAAAAATGGGAATCGGTACGTGGCAAGTACCAGTGCCATGAGAGAGTCCTTACAGCGGTTTCCCTCCGCAGATAAAAATGTCATGGCTGACGATACCTAATGCATGTGTCAATAATGCACCAGGGGTCTGGCTCCAACCTGAAGCCATCCAGGGGTCTGGGTCTCTGGGATTATAATAGCGGATGTTCCCTACGCTATTTCCTCTCACAAAAATGTTTGTCAAGTACACAAGACAAACGGAATACATTAACTAAGGTGTCGGCCGGACTGCCAATCCGTTGGACAAAAGTCTGTTTCTTAGTCTAGAAAACTACAAGCTTGCTACTACACAGCGGTGTTAAGGGTGTCTAATTGCTCTCATATCAATAAACAAATAGATCAATTACTTCCTATAGTAACCTAATTATCGTGTGCCTCGGGCGAGTTAACTAATAACTTCAGGAATACAGACCCCCACTTCCTTTCGGGATAGTGGAATGTACTGTGCCTCCCCGCGCTCTCGGGTTCGGGTCTCTTATTACCTTGTAAGTCCAAAAATGCTCCGTTTGAATCATGTTCAAGAGTACTGATTTAAGCAGAGTGGGTAAATGCCATACAAATAAGGCGCTCAAAGGATAAATATCCGAGCTATACCAAATAAGATGGGAAAATACCCCGGGTTGTCAACCTAATCTCAAATGAGATTAATACAATGTCATCTGTGCACTACAGATTCCTCCATTGCATAACAAAAATATCACCTTAGGGACAGGTGATTCGTGTTGTGCGGACACTGGGGGCAGCAGAATTTCGTTAATACAGTTTCTGCTATTACTGTTACATTCAGTCGGGCAAATCAAATACTAGCCTCTGACTAGTCGAAATAAGAGGGCGTCGTAACGCCCTACATACCTCCGTCGATCGAAACTAGCAGGCGTCGTAACGCCAAAGTTTGGTGAGTTCGTAAACTCACAACTAAATGCATAACCACGTACAGGGAACGCC